TCAAAAATGAATACTTGATTTTGCTTCATTTTTAGTCCGTGGGCTATTAAAAAGTTTGTCTAAGGAGCCGGAAATTTTTTCATCCGAACGTGCTTTATACTCATCAATTAGGTATGCATATATCCGGGACGTGGTGCCAATATCAGAATGACCAAGACGTTTCGATATAATGTATAGGTCAATGTTCTGAGAGAGCAGGAACGCAACGTGAGAGTGCCGCAGACTATGAAAGTGGAATCCTTTTCGTGTGATGCCCAATGCTTTTAAGTCAGAGCGTAGAACTTTATTAACGCCGTTAGAGGTTGGAATGTCATGGTCAACGTTCTCAAATACCATTTCTCGGTTATTTACCTTAAGTGCTTTCAGACTATCTAAAAATTGTTTGTTAACACGGATGGTTCTATTTGAGCTTTCGGTTTTAGTTGGCTTGAATCCGCCACCTTCAACATAGTTCCATGATTTATTTATTGAGATAGTATTGAACGTGAAATTAATGTCTTTCCAAGTTAGTGCCATGATTTCTCCTAATCGTGCCCCGGTAAAGATGGCAGTCATGATCATGTATTGTGACGTGTAACGAGGATTGAGGTGATTCTGTACATAAGCTGTTAGTTGCTTAATCTCAGCTAGACTTAGGTAATCAATCTTAAGACTACGATTTTTGTCATAAGTGATAATTACGTTATAAGTGAAGTCAGTTTCAACATCTTTTTCGAAAACAGCATTGCCAACACAAGCTTTAATTAAATTGTGAAGTTTCTTAACTGAATCTTTCGCATGATTTTTGCCATATTGGTTAATGAATTTTTGGTAATCCTTACGAGTAATATCTGCAATACGTGCATGAGCAAAGTAATTTTCTATTTCAGTATGGACTAATTCATATCTACGAGTCGTGATATAAGCGAGATTAGGTTTGCGGTACGTCTCATACCAAGAATAGAAGTACTTAGAGAACTCGATAGATGGCTTCTTTTCTAGTTCACCAGAAAATTTACTAACTTCGAATGAGTTAGCAAATTCCTCTGCGTCTCGCTTACGGGTGAATGTTTTTCGTTTACTTAGGTAGTTGCCTGCATGATCTCTATACGAAATTCTTACTAGGTAACCTTTTTTCACACGTTTGATTTGTGCCATAATAAATTCCTCCTTGTGATATACTAGAAGGGCTGAAAGGGCGCACTAGTCCTGCGTAATAGTTCAGGTGCACATTCATCTTCTTGGCGGGAGCGGATGTGCATTTTTGCTCCTTACAGGTCGTTATTAGCGAATGTATCTCTTAAAAGAACTAATGCCAACAAAGCAATCCACATTAAAGGAGAATGAAAATGATAGTAGAAAACAGCAAATATAATTCCAATAACTCCTACGATCATTATCAGCCACGAGACTAGGCTTGAAGTGTAATGTTTCTGATCAAGTGAAGGATTACTTTTAATAGCTGGTTTATATAGAGTAAAATGGGCTATTAATGAAAATATAAAGATAACTGGCAATATCCATAGTGAATCTGCAAATATTGATTTTGGATATGTTTCCTCCAATGCCAGCACTATGAAAAATGGGTAAAAGTCAATATTATTCACAAGAGCATATTTCCAATTGAAATTCATCGATCTAACCATCTCCAATAATTGTTAAGTTTTATATTCAAAAATTTAAACGCGAGCGGCAGGAGTCGGACCTGCATAGTACTCCAAGAAAGAATGGGCTTCAAGACTTGGAACATTGTTCTACCGTTGAACTACGCTCGCATGTTAACAGAAGTTTCAATAGATGTTGTAAAAAGTTGTGTACATACCAAATAATCCCACGATGATGGCAACTATTAATTTGAGGGTTATTATAAACATGTTGTAGGGGTTGTTATGATTTGTTTGCAGAAGTGTATCCACAACTAAGTAAAGAGATAGTACTATCAATCCCCAATCTAATAGTTTTGTGATATCAATATTCATAGGCGCCTCCATAATTATTTGCTATTAACGTACAATGCGAGCGACAGGAGTCGAACCTGCATCTGCATAGTATCTAGTCAGCAACTCAAAGGAGTACCGTTCTACCGTTGAACTACGCTCGCAAAGATGGACCTTGTTGGACTCGAACCAACGACCGGACGGTTATGAGCCATCTGCTCTAACCAACTGAGCTAAAGGTCCTATATTAATTATAAACGCGAGCGGCAGGAGTCGAACCTGCATAGTAGGTGTTAAGAGCAGGGGAACTCTATTTGGGTGTGGACATGTTCTACCGTTGGACTACGCTCGCAAGATGCCAACTGAAATGATTCAATTGGCTTGACTGGCAAAATTTTACTATTCCTTTCCTTGCTTGAAGCGTGTCACCAAATCGCCTTTAATTCCTTTAAGCATACGGTCGTATTCTGCTTCGGAATAGCTATCTTTTGATAAGTAGAGAATGGCGTCAGATTTTACAAAGACTGTTAAGTCACTGATAATATCTTCTATTAGTTCGTACCTTGAAATATCTTGATGCATAGTATGCCTTCTTTCTTTATTTTAATGCGAGCGGCAGGAGTCGAACCTGCATAGTAGTTGATAAGAGCGGGGTGACTCTATTTCGGAGTGGACATGTTCTACCGTTGAACTACGCTCGCATGTTACCCGCTAGGCTGGTAGTGGGCGAGGGTGCTATTTTCGCTTGTGATTCCAGTAAACTAACATGACGACTAGCGCTATGAAGCAAATGATGCCAATTGCAATGGTAAAGTCGAACACGTGTGTGCTGTACTTTCCTACATACAATTCCATAGCTAGTCTGAATCTTTACCAGTAACGGTTATTTTACTAGCAACTAGTGACGGCACAGTGTTACTTCCACCAATTTTGGTATCATATGATTGTCTCTTTGAAAAAACACCTTGAATGTCCACATAATCGTCTTCGACTGCTGGTGTTTTACCATCATAGGCAACCATAAACGTGTGGTCTGGATCATCGTCTGTGTATACTAGAAGGACTGTTTGGCCGTCTTTTTCGTCAGCTTGAAGTACTTCAGCCTTTGAAATATGATATGATTTTCCAACCCAATCATCAGACTTGACAAAATCACCATAAGTATATTTTTCTGCGTTATTTTCGCCTTCAGTTGCATTGTATGAATCACTAGTATCTGAACTACTGTCACTGCTACTAGAACTACTGTCAGAATCTTTATATTCAGTAATAGTCAATTGCGACTTGGGACTTTTATAACCGTGATATGTAGCATAAACAGTATATTTTCCCGAAACAAGGGAATCGTCACTAAACTTTCCTTTTTTATTGGCTTTTACAGTGTCTGAAATTCCATCTTCACTAGTAGGTTTGAAATGAACAGTTGCTCCGGGAGTGGCTGTCCCCTTTACGGTAGTTACATTATCAACTTTATTTTGATACAAAGAAACACTAACTGTTGTGTTTCTAGCGTTTGACTTGTCATTAGAAGATGTACTCGTTGATTTTATTCCAGCAAATAATAGCAGTGCAAAAGAAAGAAACACTACAACGATTGAATATATAGACGTCTTTTTCCATTTGCTTAGTTCTTTGCCTTTAGCTTTCTTAAAAATCCATCCAATTGTTGACACAATAAATAGTACAATTGCTATTAAAAATACTAAAAAAGACAATACCCCTAATGTTTCCACAACAAATTCCTCCAAAAAATAGAATTTCAGCTTTTACCGACATCCGTATCTGGTCTATAAGTTATCCAAACATAATATTGAAACTCCGTATAGATTGCCTATCAGCATATCCTTCAGCACGTAATACTTCCACTAATCTTGCGTTTGTTAGGTTACCGCTATCATTTTCATAGTGTGAAGCCTCATGCAATGCTGTTTTAAGCCAATCGATGTCATCTTGAAGAGTATTGATATAGACGTCAGTGCCGACGATACAGCCATGATAGTGTGGATTGTTGACTTCGATACCCCAAAATTTAAGTTGTGGATACATATCTTCAATCTTTTCCAAGTCTGTCATACCGGTCACCTACAGTCTACGACGAAATTTCATTGCTTCCTTGACCATATTTATTATGGCCTGACGTTCCTCATCTGATATATCCGGGTCAATAGAGTAGGCAATTAATTTTTGATTCTTTGTCAGGTTATCAGATGACACAGAAGGTTCCGGGTCATTTGTGTTTCCAAGAAGATAGTCAGTTGATACTCCTAGAACACTTGCAACTTTTTGAAGATTCTCAGTGCTTGGATTTTGAGTTTTCCACTTATAAATAGCATTTTTGCCTAATCCAGCACGATCATTAAGTTGCAGCAAGCTAATTTTATTCTTCTTAGCTATTTTTTGCACTCGTTCAAACACAGTCATATCGGCATTCTCCTAAAAATAGAGAATTAATTTAGATAATTGTCTTGACTTATTAAGACAATTATCTTATATTTAATTCATCAAGTAATTAAGCAGCAAGAAACAATAGCTTCAAAACGTAGCTTTGGCGAGAAACGGATGATGAAGTAAAGTTTATTGGCTTATTTCGTATGCATTTATTATAGACGATTGTCTAGACAAATGTCAATAACTTGATGAATAAATTATGTAAAGGAGGAGCAAAAATGCCAGAACAAACAATCGAAGATGTCGCATTGGAAATTGAAATTAAATACAAAACTGCATTGAGCCGCCACAAAATTTCTCAAAAAGAAATGGCTGAAATGCTTACCACTAAGTCCGAAAAGGTCACACCGCCTCAAGTAAACCGTGCAATCAAAGGTGGTAACGAACCCAAGTCAAAACGGATTCGGTCACAAATGGCCAAAATTTTAGGAATTCAATGAAAGGAAAGGAATGAAACGAATGAAGCAATTGCAAAGCTTTACAGATGGATATATTAATTTGCCAGTTCGGCAAACGGAAGAAGGCAACATTGAATTCAATGCTGAGCAGGTTGCTGTAGGCATTGGGCTTACTCACTTGGCAACTAGTGGAAATTTGGTAGTTAGATGGGATCGAGTTAGAAAATATCTATCGTGCCCAGAAGTGGGCACGGGTGATTTCATCACTGAGCCACAATTTTACGAATTGGCTATCAAGGCTAATAGTAAGAAAGCTAAAAAATTCCAATATTGGGTAACTCATGACGTGCTCCCGTCCATCCGCAAGAATGGCGTTTACATGACTGACCAGACAGCCTACGACATTACGCACGACAAGGACGCGTTAGGCGACTTGCTATTGAAGGCAGGTAACCAGCTCAAACAAAAGGACTTAGTTATCCAGGAGTTGAAGCCTAAGGCGGATTACACCGATAGCATGTTAGCTAACAAGGGACTGGAAACAATCTCAATGATTGCTAAGAACTACGGTTACTCGACACGTGAGTTTAACAAGTTGCTACATGGTTTAGGCATTCAATACAAGCAAGGCAAAACGTGGCTATTGTACGCGAAGTATCAAGACGAAGGCTATACGCACGTTGAACCATACGAGTATACGAATAGCGATGGCATCAAGCAGGTACGTAACACGATGAAGTGGACACAAGTGGGGCAAAAGTTCTTGTATGACTTTTTGAAATCAAAGGGAATCATGCCATTAGTTGAACAGCCAGCATAGAAAGGAATGATTTTATGAAGGAACAAAACAAAAAAGGATCCACATCTGCAATATGTGAATCCTTTATTAAAAAAATAGAAGCTTCAAAAATAACAAGTGGCAAACTATTTGGCTTTAAAGATTCCAAGAGTGGTAAACACATTAAAAGTAGCAATTAAAGAATTTTTAGTGTTTGCTTTTGAAATGTATGTTAAAGATTTTGCCAACGCGTCTGTTTGGGATTGAGATAAAGGCTGACCAGTCGATTCAATCTCTTCCTTGACAAAAGAGATTAGGGCAAGAGCAGCACCGTTATCCCAAACTTTATCTGTTTCCGAGGAAATGGTTTGCATTAGTTGATCTCGTGAATATTTCATATTATTTTCACCACCTTTCTGGAACATTTAAATTATACTACCAAAAAACAAAAGGGATGATCCACATGAATGATTTAGTAATTATGAAGAATAAGCAAGCCGTTACCAGTAGCTTGCAGGTAGCAGAAGTATTTGATAAGCAACATAAAAATGTAGTCCAAGCGATTGAGAATAAGCTTGACTCAGCTGAAAATTCAGCTCAGTACGATTCGATGTTTTCCAAGGGATTTTATAAAGACCGAAGTGGTAAATCTAATCCAATGTATTACATGAATCGTGACGGGTTCAGTTTCATTGCTTTCGGGTTTACAGGTAAAAAGGCGGATGCGTTCAAGCTCAAATACATTGAGGCATTCAACTCTATGGAAGAACAAGCAAAATTGCCAACATCGCCACGAGAGATTGCCAGATTGGCGCTGCAAGCCAATGAGGAAACTAATCAGCGCCTAGACAGTGTAGAGGGCGATGTGAAAGACCTCAAAGAGAACCAAGTTATTCCTAACCCTGAATATAGTGCGCTTAACCGGCGTGTTAATCAGCGCGTGTCGGAAGTCGCACATAGCTATGGTCATATCACACAGAAACAACGAGGCGAGCTGTTCAAAGATATCGGCAGTGGAATCAAGAAGATTGCTAACGTGAGTGCTCGGTCAATGCTACGTAAGAAGGACTACCAGATGGTAATGGACTTCATCAACGACTGGGAGCCGTCTACAGCCACTAAGACGATTATTCGGCAGACGTCACTTCGATTCGACAAGGAGCCAGCATAGGAGGTGAGTTAGATGGAATTAACAATTAAAGGCACGCCGGAAGAAATAAAAAGTGTGCTCCAAGCTATTAGTGGTAGCAAGGAACACAGAATTGCTAAGGATGATGTTTTTAAGATGGTTTCTGTTCGTCAACATCTAGAGCCGAAAGAATTTCTACTATGAACTGCATTGAAATTAACGTGTGCCTTTTGATTTTGGCATCTATGAGTTCGCTCATTGCGTAAAATTGTTCTTTTGAAAAAGATTTTTCATACTTTTTTAAATATTCATCGGACAATTCGTTTGCAAACTTATTAATGTTATCTTCTTGGACAGAATTTGATCTTGCCTCGCACGCAGAGAGCAGTTTCTTAATTTTTTCTCTTTCCATTAAAGTTTCACCTCGATTAATTGGGATAAGTCAAGTATACAACTAAGTAGGCATAGGAGGATTAGCAATATGGAATTAGAAAGGAGACTCTATTATGCAAGCACTAAAAGTGGCAACGGTTCCGATGCACGTTAAAAGCATGGACCAATACGTATTAGTTGATAAAGAGGCGTATAACAAATTGCTGGATCAATCCTTGTTGGGGCGATCCTGGATAATGGACGATTTACGTGACCGGTGTGGAAACAAATCGATTAAATGGATTAAAGAAAATATTATTGAAAATCCAAAATACAGTCGACAGATTGGCAGAATGGAGCAACAAGGTCAAATAATTCACAAGGGACGCGGTAGCGCCTGGAAGTTTAAGGCTAGCGTTATGGCTGACTTTTTGGAATCTCATTGGGAGGAATTGCCATGGTAGAAGTAGCGATATTAACTTGGGCGCTAACAACCGTATGGTACAAGCGCCGGGAGATTAGAAACTGGTTTGGTATTTAAGGAGGAAACGATATGAGTAAAGCGGAGATTCAATGGCTTACTTATCAGCAAGTGATGGAAGAGCTTCACATTGGTAGTGTAAATACAGTCTATAAGATGATTAATGACGGTTTAAAGGTAACTAGCATTGGCAGACTAAAGCGCATTGAACGTAAGGAACTTGAAAAATACCTAAATTCAAAAACGTTTTAAACCATTTAACGGGAAATTTAAGGAGGAAATGTAATGGTAAGAGACACAGATGCATTTGTTGGACTTGGCAATAAATTAGTTGCCAATGCTGACAAGGCACAAGCAAATGATTTACTAAGTGAAATGAATGTTGCTAGTTTGTCAGGCCATCACTCAATCATCTGGAACAAGTCTGAAATTAGTGTCGGCGTTATCAACACACTATCAGAAGAAGATATTTCAGTTAGCAAGTGTCCTGGTGGCGGATATGTCATTGATTGGCAAGAAGCATTAGAAATGGAGGAATGATCATGCAAAAAGTATTAATTTTACCACTCCACGAGTGGAAACGAGCACAAAAAAAGCCATCGCTAGTATTGGCTAACGATGGACTAATAGAAGAAATGTTCAGCACCAACATCTACTATATTCCAAAGCAGTCTCGTTTGCAAGTGCTAAGAAAGCGAGGACGGTAGTTATGGAAGAAATCGTGAACAATCACATCAAGTTTCTAAAGCATGTTATCAACAGTGTTTGGATCAGCGATGGCGAATCGCTGGCCAAGTTGTACAAGATGTTGGATAAGAGTGAAACAGAATTGAACGAATTACGGGGGTTAATTTGATGATTAATGAATTGCTTAAAGAAGAGCTAAAAACGGTTAATGATCGTGAACAGGAAGGCTTTCAAATTAATTCGCTACAGTCTGCTGACTGGGCGATGCGTAAGCTACAGGCAATCGAGAAACATGATCAGGAAGTTAAAGAAGCAGCACAAGCAGATATTGATCAAACAATTGCTTGGCGGGATCGAAAACTTACTGAAAATGAATCTAGTCGAGAATATTTCCACGGATTGCTGAAGGATTATCTATATCGTGAACGTCAGCATGACAGTAAATTCAAAATCGATACTCCACATGGGAAAGTCACGACTCGTAAAACACCGGCAGGCCTGAATTATGATGAAACAACGGTACTAAAGTCATTACGAGACCAAGGAATTAAAGAACTTATTAAAACCAAGGAAACTATCAAAAAAACTGATTTAAAGAAGTCCGGAACGATTATTAATGGAAAATTTGTGCTTGAAGATGGACAGATTGTTGATGGTGTAACTGAGAAGCCAGCCAGTGAATCAGTTAAATTTAGTTTGTAGGAGGCAAAATGAAGTTTTATGCGGACGGAAACATTCCAGTGATACCAAATATGTACTTCATATACGGTGATGGTGGTACCGGTAAGACCAGTGTAGTGAAACAGTTTGTAGGCCACAAGTTGTTGTTCAGCTTCGATATGTCGAGCAATGTTTTGATTGGCGATAAGGACGTCGATGTTATTATCTTTGAACATCGTGACATGCCAAATATCCAGGCAATGGTTGAACAATATGTCATGCAAGGAATTTCAGATGCTAAGTATCAGGTGATTGTATTAGACAATATCACAGCACTTCAAAACTTGGTATTAGAAAATATTGATAATGCCGCAAAGGACAATCGCCAGAATTATCAAAAATTACAATTGTGGTTTAGAGATCTAGGTACGATTTTGAAAGAAAGTGGCAAGTCCGTATATGCTACTGCTCATCAACTTGATAATGGATCATCAGGAATTAGTGGCGAGGGTCGTTTTCAAGCTGATATGAATGAAAAAACGTTTAACGCATTTACTTCGATGTTCGACCTAGTAGGCCGTATTTACTTGGCAGCGGGTGAACGAATGATTGACCTGGATCCAGAAAAAGGAAATCACACCAAGAACCGAATTGATAATCGCAAATTGATTAAAGCTAATGAGCTAATTCAGTCAGAAAAAGGAGAAAAATAAAAATGGCACTATTTACAGTAGATACAAATAATATTCTCGGACAAGCAGTGGAGGAGGCCGGAACATACAATGTGGTGGTTGCTCCCAGTTCTCAATACACGACAACTCAACAAGCCGGGAACCCAATGGCAGTATTTGATTATGAAGTGCTCGATGGAAAATATAAGGGTGGCCGAATTCGATTCGACAATGAAGTGTGGGATACCAGTACAGAGGAGAAAGGTAATCTTTCGATTAAACGGTTTAACACGATTGCGGTTGCCCTAGGCGCAGCTAACGGGACTTCATTTGATTCGATTCAGCAATTTGTCTCGCAAGCCGTTGGCAATAAACTGGCTGTCACGGTCGATTGGGAAACTGGTCAAAACGGTAAAACTTATTTAAGCGTCAAAAGTCACAAACCATTTATGCAGGATGGTAGCAAACCGAATGGTGTTAAGCGGCCAGCAGGCAGTAGCAATACAGGAAATAGTGGCTTTGGCAATCACAAAAGCACAAGTGGTGGCTTTGGCACGACGACTAATAAGCAACAGGGTAATGGATTTAACTCTCCAGCAAGTAGTAACACTGGTAATGTGCAAGCCCCAGGATATAGTAATCAATCAGCTAATAGTTACCATGGCGGTGGGTTTCCCCCAATTCCAGACGGATCGCCCTTCTAATTTGAACTGGTTATTAAACAAAACTTCCAAACATTGGGGTGACTAGATGCAACAGTCACGAGCGCAGTTAATTGAGCAGGACGGTCAATACTATTTGGTTACACGGTTAGATGAGAAGCCTAATTTAGACCATATAGAGACCGTTAGCGGCTCCCACAGCCAATTTTATGTGGATTGGGAATTAGCCGACACACGTAAAGCTAGGCCACAACAACGACGCTTGTTCTTCGCGTTGCTTAGTGACATCTATACGTGGTCAGGTATGCCAACAGACTTCTTGAAAAACTTGTTTTATTTGCAGTATGAGTCATATACGTTTGGCAAGCAGATTAGCCTGTCAGACACCACAGAATCGTCTGTGAGCGATGCTAACCAGTTACTCGACCTAGTTATCGACTTCATGTTTGAGTGGCACGTGCCGTTCAAGGAAGGCTATAAGCTATTGCCACGCGAGCAAGAGTATTACCTGTTTCAATGTTGCCGCCACCGAGTTTGCATGATCTGCGGTAATCGTGCTGATATCCATCATGTAGACGCTATCGGATCCGGCTTGAACAGAACACACGTTGACCACACCAAACGGCACGTTATGGCATTGTGTCGAGTCCATCACAGCGAGATTGAGCAAATTGGCTCCGTGGCATTTAGTGCAAAATACCACGTCCCGGTAGATGGCATAAAACTAGATAAAGAAACGTTAAAACGAATTGGCTTGAAAGGTAAATACAGCAGTGACTAATACACCGGGTGGGTGGAATGCCTACTAGTAAATAAGGGAGGATTAAAAGATGGCACAAAGGAGAATGTTTAGTAATACGATCACGGATTCTGATTTGTTTATGGATATGCCTAAGTCAGCTCAACTACTATATTTTCATTTGAATATGCATGCTGATGATGATGGGTTTGTGGGTAATACAAAATCTATTATGCGGATGACTGGTTCAAGTGATGATGATTTGAAAATTTTGTTAGCCAAGCAGTACCTTATTCCGTTTGAGAATGGCGTCACTGTGATTAAAGATTGGCATATTCATAATTACATCCGATCAGATCGTAAGCACCCCACGAAATATACTAGTGAGCTTAAACAATTAGAGATAAATGAAGACGCTAGTTATAGTAAATTACCATTCGGTAGTCAAGTGTCAACCAACGGTCAACCAAATGACGGACACTTGGTAGGCAATTGTCATACCGAGGTTAGGTTAGGTAAGGTTAGGTTAGGTAAGGATAGTAAAGGTAAGTATATAGAACCAGGTAAGCCCAAGCCAGTAAAAGCCAAACCAGCACGACACAAATATGGACAATACCAGAATGTCTTACTGACGGATGAACAATTGGATAAACTCAAATCGGAGTTTCCTTCTGACTGGCAAGATCGTATTGAGCGAGTCTCTGGATATGTTCAATCTAGTGGTAAACACTACAAAGATTACTTGGCTACCATTCGTAATTGGGCTAAGAGAGATCAGCAAAGTAACCAAAGTAACAAAGTAGCGCCACAAACACGAGAGGACTGGTTTGGCTAATGGAAAATGTAACGAAGTTATTCAATCAAGCCACGATTCGGAAAGTAGTAGCGGCTAGAGGAATTGATACAACTAAGTTGCCAACCAAAGAAGAATTGGATCATCAAACAATTGATTGGGCGAATGCGGGTGTAATTGCTAACCGAAAACGGTATTACTATCGCATGTCAGTCTGGTCTGGAGGCGTGCCACTACGATTTAGCTTTAATGATTGGCAGGTTGATAAGCAGCCTAATCAAGCTAAAGCTAGAGAGCTTGGCAATCAGGCATTTAAGTTAGCTAGGCAATTAGAGACTAACCAGTTCAACGTAGCACTTGCAGGCGGCCCTGGTGTTGGTAAAACATCATTAGCACTAGCAATCATGTATCAGTTAATGGGTGTAGGCCAAACAGCGATGTTTGTCTCAACAGCTGAGTTGCTACGGCTGGTAAATGAGAAATACGAAGCACCGGACGTACGTCAACGGTTACTATACGTTTTAAAAGACATGCAAAACGTTGATGTTCTAGTTTTAGACGATTTTGGTACTGAAGGCGGTAAACCAACTGAAAAAGGATTCTACAAGCCAGTGCACAAAGATTTGCAGACACTAATGTATCAAGTGGCGAATGCGCGTTGCGATTTTGATCATAACGAAGTCAAACATATAACCATCATTACGACTAACAACACACGTAAGCAATTAGAAAGTATGTATGATGGCAAAACAATCGATCGCTTATATACCAAGGATACTAGCTGTCAATTGCTGTTTGACAACATGGAAGGAGTCAGAAGTGTATGAGCTGTGAATTATGTCATGGTAGTAAAGTTGTTCAGCAACCACTTGGGAGTTATGGTTTCACGTTTGGACCATGCCCAAATTGTACGAATGAGATACACGCTCATTACGAACAAGAGCTTGAAAGGAAGTTAGCCTATGACAAGTAAAAGAGGTGAGCGCATGACTGAAACACAGGTGCTAGTAATTAACGCTGACAGACCCGATATCAATCACCCACTAGCAATCGGGACCGAACCGGAAATGTTTAAGCTCGCGCAACATAACTATAAATCTGGTGAATGGCCGTTCCCAGTTAGACTGGTTAAGCCTGGGACTAAGGTACGCAGTGATGCGGCCTACCTAGCCAGTATGAAAATAGACTCGAAGCAGGGCGAATGTGAGGATGTCAGAGCCATTCGGCAAGCACATAAGCATGGCAAACATACGCTTAGAGAACTAGCTGATAGTACGGCAATTGAATTAAATCGGGTAAAGGATTTAGTCCACAAATACAGCCTGCCACTGACTAACGATTACTGGCGTGCTGAGAAGTATAACAATCCTGATGAAGTGATCGCCTATCAAACGCTGGCACGATTATGTCAGAGGATTGATGCCCCAGAATTTTCGATTAGACAGGCCAGTATATCTAACGGGATCGTTAATGGCTACTACATTAGCCGGGTGCCGAAAGTATGAACAAAGTCGTGATTAAGGGCGAACTACCTAGCTTAAATGAGTACATCAAGGCTGAACGGGCCAACAGATACGCCGCAGCTAAACTAAAGAAGCGGTACACGGCCTTATGTGGTGTATATGCGCGAGCAAGTCGGAATTCCGGAGTTGAATTCAGTTGGCCTTGCAAGCTTAAATTTACGTGGTACACGAAGAACAACCGGAAAGATGCGGATAATATCGCGTTTGCTAAAAAGTTTGTGCTGGACGGCTTTATGAAGGCTGGGCTTTTAGGCAACGACAATCGAAAACACATCACTGGATTCCGGGACGAATTTGCCGTTGATAAACGAAATCCTAGAGTAGAAATAGATGAAATTACGGAGGACGAAGATGCCTAAACACACTAAGAAGCGTTCAACGATTAAACGGAAGCACCGGCGCATGAAGCAACATGCCGAAGCAAACAAAGCTAAAGCACAGGATAATAAGCAATTGGCCAAGGAATATGAGCCGTACAACATTAATAAGCGGTCGTTCGGGGAGGACTGAAAATGGCTTATATATTGATGATTAATAGTGATGTGGCAGCTGTCTATTCCAATAGACAAGCCGCTAGAAAAGACGCGCAACATTTCAGAGAAAAGGGCCAGAACACGTCAATTATGACTGTTCCTTACCATAAGCAAAGTATCTTGGAATGAAACTAATCAAGGGGATGGCGACGATGATTAAGTTTAGAGCGTGGAACGGGTACAGGAAGATAATGGCTGACTATGTCTCAGCAATCCAAAATGGAGATACACAAGGGACGCCCAGTTCTGTTAACGTTATTGTAGACGGGAAAAACGAAACTTGGGACATTAAAAATGATGATGTTGAACTGTTACAGTTTACCGGCCTGACAGACGTGAACGGCAACGAGATTTATGACGGCGATTTAGTTAGATTAACTGATGATTTAGAAGACCCTATATATAAAGTTACCTTTGATGAAGCTAAATTTGAAATTTCTGGTGGCGGGGTTTGCTATGATTTGAATGAAGAATTTATGAACTGTGAAGTTATTGGAAATGTGCACACTAACCCGGAGCTATTGGAGGAAGACAATGATTAAAGTTTATCGTAAAACGGCCACTATCAAGGCCAAACAATTTGACGGCGGTCAAAAACGAGTATTTGGATACCGTGTTATCCCAAGCAGCATGACCGATGCAATTACAGGGATGCCCGCTTATTATTCGATATTGATTAATGATGTTAAACCAGAGCCTGATGATGACTTTCCAGTTGATGATGTAGAAGTAGTTTTTGAGGTAGGTGACTGGATTATTAAAGAACCCGATGAGATTAAAGCGATTAAGAACGATGTATTCAAGCAGACGTATGCCGAACTACCGGTGATCAATAAAGGGATTGCACAGTTGATTGAACTAACCAAACAAGACGGTAAAAGCTTAGGTGATATGTTCGTGGATTATGCTCCTAAACAATTGACAGATGCTGATGAGGATATGATTTCGAACTGGGTTCACGATACCAAAAATAAAACTGTTCTATCAAATAAGCTTGCCCGTGCGTGGCTAGACGGATATCAGGTGGAGGAAGACGAATGACTGACACCGAATACGCCAAAGCAATCCAAATGAAAGCCACGGTTGTCAACCTGGAACACCGAAGCCTGCTGATGGGTATGAGATCAAAAACGGCTACACAATGAATCAGCACGTTTTGGAAGTTCTAGAATATGACGAAAATGGTTTGTCGGCAGAATACACATTGAAGGGGAAATGATCCATGAAGCAAGTTGCTATTAATGTTGACGATGCCGGATATGCTGTTATTGGTTCGGACGATGATTTAAAATCATTGTCTAACGAGCGGGTAACTGGCATGATGCTAGCTGCTGTCATTGATAGAATGATAGAATCTGGGCATTCAAAAGAATTGGTTATGAAAATTATTGATGAAGCTTACGAAAGTCGCCTACAATCTCATAATAGTGATATACAACGTGTCCGTGGCCAGGGCTTCATTGCTGACATTGCGGAGTTGAGTGAAAGGGGAATTGGTAGTGAAACGAACGACGATTAGAAAAGTTGAAGATATTCTACGTGACTATCCCAAGATTGACAAATATATCGAGAAACGTGAACAGGAATTACGTTATCCAACTGTACCACGTGATGATAATGTTGGAGGTGGCAAAGCGCAATACAAGTATCCGGAAACGACACTCAACACGATTATCACGATTGATGACGATCGACGCATTAATGCTTTGAAACATCAGCGGGAAGTGATTGACGATTGTCTAGATGATGTGGGACATGATACGGAGGTTATTATTACTGAATTGTATTTTCGAAATCATCCAAGATATACTCTGGTTGGCCTAGTAGATAACAACTTATTGAGTGTTGGTAAGGCGCGAGCGTATGAACTAAGAAACGCATTTGTTAATGAGTGTGCAAAGAGATTAGGATTGTATGATCTATAGTGGAAAAAAGTGAGAAAACTAGCCCCTATAATCGTGCTAAATTGGTAGTATGCCAAATGTGATTGACGTGCATGAAGTAATCCTCCAAATTACAGACTGGTAATCGCTGTGGGCTAATTGGTAAGCCACAATGGGATGTAGGTTCGAGGCCTACCAGCGATATAGTTATACAGCTCAGCAAGCCCAGTTAATCACTGGACTTTTTTGATACATACGATTAGGAGGAAACACAATGCAAAAAAGCTTTAATTATCAAGATGGTTTTGGTGAGGAACTAAGCCTGGCAATTAATTCATCAAGTGGTTTCTTATTGGCTACCGATGATGTTAGTGGTGATAGTGTGGCGATGTCAATTAGCTTTGATGAGTTGAGACGACTTGCTAAGCTGATCGATGACGAGGCAACTCATGGCAAAGATGATTAACACAAAATACGGCTACGTCACGCCGCAAGAAGCAGAGATGGATGCCCACTTAGATAAATGGATGAAGCGTCGTGCTAAACAGCATGGCGCTTTTAGTTTGGATAGGAAACGGAGGAAGCAACATGTTTGGAAGAAAAAATAAATACAAAAGTATCGTTCCTGATCAACCAAGAAGTGAAGCGCCAACGAGGCCTAACTTACATGGAATTGGACAAGGCAAATAGTCATGCAATTGAAAGTGTGCAGGAAATCAGGGTGCGACAATACTATTCCATACGAACAAAAGAATCCGTATTGCAATATTCATAGTTCACTCTATCATCCGTTTCATTACAATACGACGCAACGCAGACAGTCGTACAGCCAGTACAATCGTTACAAGCGAGACAAGGAAGCAAACCGCTTCTATCACACGAAACGTTGGGCTAACATGAGTCTCATGTTAAAGCGACGTGCTTACTTTACTTGTGCGGTCTGTGGTCATACGTATGATAAACCTGGCTACTTGGTTACAGATCATATAGTGCCGAGAAGAGTAGATAAGCGTAAACAACTTGATGTTGAAAACTTGTGGGTGATATGCAAGAGGTGTCACTATTGGAAAGGCATGTTCGAATCAACGACATACCGTTCAGACTCACTGATTGATAACCTTGACGTTAGTAAGCACTGGGATAAGGAACAGATCAAGGAATGGATATTGAACAAGGAGAGCCCAAAAGTTGACCATCCCGATTAAGGAGGGTCACCATCCGTTAAGCAATGACCATCCGTTCTCACAATGTCCAAGCAATTGATTGACAGTCGCTTTAAGCAGAGAAGACGGACAGATTATAAATTTTACACATGATCAAATGCTGGTTCACATTTTAAATGCCGTGAGAGCTTGTTTAAGACATTTTAAATTTTTGGATGAATTGTGAGTAGCCGAAATAAAAAACACCCCCCCGCCCATGGTAGCTAGGCCAGAGCTCACATATGCGCCATCCTTCTCTCTCAAAAGTAAAAAAACAAAAAATATTGGGCTTTTTAAGGCTCAAATGCTGTTAAATCAACAAAGCGAGCTTTTTTTGTAGCCAATATAAGCCAAAAATCGCCAAGAATCAAAATAAATTAGTGAAATGGAGGTGTTAATCATGGTGAATTCTAGTAAAAGCAAATTAAAAATTGTGACAAGCAAAAAAGTGACGAATATTAATGGGACTAGCAATTTGGATGATATTCAGATTACACCCCCGGCTCATTTAATGAAAAATGCCCAAACTATTTGGCGGGTGTTAGTACCTGAAATTAAAAAAATGGGATATTTGAAGCGCATTGACCAGCCTAATTTAGAACTTTACTGTACTTATTATGCGATGTACTTAGATGCTGAGGATAGTTTAAACAACTATGGGGCCTATCTAACTGCTAAGGACGGAACACCGGTTAAAAAGTCGCCTCAAGCGATTCAGCTTAATGACTGTGTTCGTAATTTAAAGTCTTTAGGCTATGAAATGGGATTTTCGTTTGATGCCGGGTTACGACAACTGACAGTTTCAAAGCCACATCAAAAGAAACGCGAGTCACCATTAAAGGAGGTAAATTTCGGTGCAGATGTATGATTTTACTAACGTTAAGGATATAAAAGCACATATTGCTTCGACCAAATCCTCGTATCATGGCTTGCTAGACCAGTATAAGGATGCCGGCACTAGATATGCTTACGATGTTTTGTTTACTGACAAATATCTCACTTGTAGAGATGTTCAACTTGCGTGCGTACGTCACCTACAAGACTTATTAAGACAAGGCGACGACAATTTCCCATACAATTATGATGAAAAATTCGTTGCTTTAATTGAATATTTTTGTCGCCTATTACCAAATCCGGATGATACGACACAAAAAATCAAGCCACAACATTGGCAATCATTTATTTTAGACAGCCTAATCGGTTGGCGTACGCCTAATGCGGGTGTACGTTTCAATACTGCCAATATTTCAATTGCTCGTCGTCAAGGTAAAACGTGGTTGGCATCAATGCTGGTCAATTTTTATTATTTTGTTGTTTGCTGGAATGCCACTTCTCAAGACTTACTAGTAGCCAGTTATGATAGCGAGCACGCTAGTAAGCTGTTCAATGATGTTTCTTTACAAGCTAAAGAACTCATTAATCAACCGGATTTTGCTGATGGTGCTAAGGAAAAAGGGGTAGATGCACAAACTACGCAAGTTATCGGGAAAATAAATAAGAACATTATCCGTAAAGGCACTTCACAGGGTGGTGGATTTGATTCGTTCCATAATGCCATTGCTGTTTTTGATGAAATTGGCAATTTGAAACCAGCGCTTAATGAAACGTTAAAGCAGATTACATCAGGTCAAAACGGTATCAAAAATCGGATGTTCGTTAAAATTTCGACTGCTTATCCAGATATTAAAGTTAAATTCAAACATGATGAAGATGTTACCCGAAGCGCTATTGAACACGACGCGATTAGAGATGCAGATACTACTTTTCAAATTATTTACCAACAGGATGATGAAAGTGAAGTCTTTGAGGAAGATACGTGGGAAAAGTCCAATCCACTATTAGCTGAACTAAAAGGTGAAAAACGTCGTGTGCTGTTGGAAAGTTTGATTCAAGACCGTAACGATAACGATCGTGAAGGTACTCTTGAAACCTTTGTTAATAAGTCGCTCAATATTTGGAGCCGACGCTTTAAAAATAGCTACTTGTCATTAAGCAATATCAACGAAAACATTACTAGTGATTTTAATGTTGATAATCGTGAGGTTTATATCGGATTTGACGCTAGCCAAGTGAACGATAATACATCATACGGCTTTGAATTTCCCTTTCAAGAGAATGGCAAACATATGTTTTTTGCAAAGCAATATAGTTTTATTCCGTTTGCACAGGCTAAAACATTGGAGTCCAAAAGCAAGCAAGACGGTCTTGACTATCAACAACTTGCACAACAGGGCTTCTGTGAGATTACCAACACGCCTTCCGGAACCATTAATCCCAACCAGGTTTATGAGTGGTTAGTAGATTATGTCAAGCGGCACCATTTGAAAGTCCGCGCCGTTTGTGCTGACCCTAACTTGGCTAAATGGTTTATTAAACGTATTAGCAATTACCAGCCGAGCTGGCCGTTGATTGAAGTGGCACCTACATCGTGGAAACTTTCTAACCCGACTAAGGATTTTCAATCCCAGTTTTTAAATGGCGATATTAAAATTTTAGACGACCCTCTACTAATAGATGGGCTAAATAACGCTATTTTGGTGGAAGATAAAGGTGGTGGCGTTAAAATCGACCGTCAAAATCGGACAAGCGATCACATTGATACTACCGATGCATTAATTAACGCGCATTACAGAGCACAATATTATTATCAAGATTTTCATGATGAAGATGGCTATAACCCGATGAATAACATGAACCGTGAAGAACGTAAAGCGTATTTTAAATCTATGTTTGGCGGTTAAGGTGGTGAAAAACAATGATCGAAAGATTTAAAACTATTATGCAAGCATTTTTTGGCGATTGGCTAAGCGTTATTTTGTTTTTAACCGGTGTCATTCTGCTTTCAGTGGCAGCATTTGCGGTTAACTTGATTATGGGGCTTCTTGTTTCCGGAATTTTGCTGATTGTCATGGCTTGCTTGCTAGATAAAGAAAGAGGGTGATAGAGTATGGGACTATTAACACCCCGAGGTTATAAACGTTCCAAAACTAAAAATATGGTGTATCCCAGCACTAGTGACCTGTTTTTATCAACAATTGGTGGCTTGCCGATTTCGTATGTTGATTCAGGGAACGTCCTGAAAGATTCCAATGTATTTTCAGTTATTAACCGTATTTCAAGTGATATTGCTTCGGCTCACTTTAAAACAGAAAGCGCTAGTGCTAAAAGGCGACTGGAAAATCCGAGTGATTTAATCAGTCGTTTTTCATTTTGGCAAGGCGTAATGATTCAACTAGCCCTTGCTGGAAATGCTTATGTACCATTAGTTGGAAATAATTTAGAACACGTGCCGCCTTCGGACGTTCAAATAAATTATTTGCCAGGAAATACTGGAATTATTTATACAATCCAAGAGAGCAACGACCGGCCGAAAATGCAGTTAACTGCCGACAAAATGTTGCATTTTAGATTGATGCCAGACCCTAATTATCGTTATTTAATAGGAAAATCCCCGCTTGAAAGCTTGGGGAATACCCTAACAATTGCACAAAAAACAACGGATTCAAATTTGAAGACGTTGAATAATCAAATTAATTCCGCTGGCAAGCTTAAAATCAGCAACTTTATTGACACTGGCGAAGACTTGGAAGACGCCCGAGCCATGTTCGAAAAGGCTAATACTGGGGCTAACGCCGGCCGACTAATGACATTGCCGGAAGGATTCGACTATGAACCGTTTGAGATGAAAGCTGATGTATTTAAAGCGCTCAACGAGAACGCTAGTTTTTCAGCTGACCAAATTTCGACTGCTTTCGGGATTCCTAGTGATATGCTTGGCGGTGGCTCATCAACTGAAAGTCAACATAGCAATAGTGACCAAATTAAAAGTTTATATTTGTCTAACCTTAATACGTACACTAATCCGCTATTAGACGAGCTGAAATTAAAGCTTAATGCACCGGACCTTGTTCTAGACATCAAAAACATGCTAGACGTCGATGATTCTATGCTGATAAATCAAGTGTCAAGTTTAGCAAACGCTGGTGCACTAAGCCCTAATCAAGCGCAATTTTTACTTCAAAGATCGGGCTTCTTACCGCAAAACTTGCCAGATTATGAGCCGCAAGGCGAAGGAGGTGAAAGTAATGACGATTAAAGTAAAAGGCATGATAACTAATGATGATGATGCACCTATTTATCGTGATTGGTTTGGCATGACAGTTGTATCCCCAGCTGATGTAATCGGTGCACTCCCGGCGGACAACTCTGCTGTGGAATTGGAGATTGCTTCCAACGGTGGTGAAGTGACCCCGGCAACAGAAATTTACACAGCGCTAAAGAATTACCAAGGGAATGTTACTGCACAGATTGTTGCTAACGCTTATTCTGCTGGTACAATTATTGCGATGGGGGCCGACAAGGTGCAAATGTCACCTGGGGCCCAAATGATGATTCATAATGCTTCGAACGAAGCAGAAGGCAATTATCACGACATGGATCAAGCATCGCAAATGTTGCGGAGTACGAACAAGGCCATTGCGAATATGTATGCTGCCAAGTCTGGCAAGCCTGTTCAAACTTTTTTAGATTTAATGGACAATGCAACTTGGATGGACGCTGACAAAGCAATTGAGCTAGGCCTTGCTGATGAATTAGTTGATTTTACACCAGTTACTAATTCATTTAATACATCGCTAGTTCCTTATCAAGCACTCAACAAAATCAAAAACTTAATTGCCAAAAACAAGCAATTAGAAAATAACAACAATAATGGTCAACTTAGTGAGCATGAAAAACTAGTGCAAGCTAAGCTGGCTATTTTTAATAAAGGAGACTTTTAAATATGTTTAAACAATTACAGGCCACATTCGATAAGGTAAGTGCGGAATGTGCTGACCTTAATGCCAAGGTAACGGCCGCATTACAAGATGATAATTTCGATACGGATGCTTATCATAAGTTACAAGATGAGTTATCCGCTAAGAAAACGCGTCGAGATGCCTTGAATGATCAATTACAGGAGCTCTCGGCTGAAAATAAGCAGCCGAAGAAGCCTGAAAACAACCAAGGCCAAGGAACTCCGCTTAACCCTAAAGGTGGCGAAGATAATTTAGCCAAGCAAAAATCTGCAATTAATATGTTTATCCATTCGCGGGGGGCTAAGGTAACCAATGATGCGGCAACGTCGGTAACCTCGACGGGAATTGAACCGTTGGTACCTGAAACAATTATTTACAACCCTTCAGCCGAGATCAACTCAGTTGTTGACTTGTCGACCCTGGTCACCAAAACACCAGTAACCACGCCTAAAGGAACTTACCCAATTTTGAAACGAGCAGACGATAGCTTTAGCAGCGTTGCTGAATTGCAAGAAAACCCGTCATTAGCTGCACCTGAATTTACCCATGTCGATTGGTCGGTAGCAACATACCGTGGTGCTATTCCAATCTCAGAAGAATCAATTGCCGATGCACAAGTTGATTTAACTTCATTAATTGGCCAAAATATTGGTGAAAAGCGAGTTAACACGGTTAACAAATTGATTTCACCGGTTTTGAAAGGGTTCACGGCTGTTAGCACCAAGTCATCCACGCTTGCTGATGATATCAAACAAGTGTTGAATGTCAAACTCGATCAAGCCTATGCTCGTGACTTAGTTGTTTCAGCATCTTTCTATCAAATCCTAGATACGTTGAAGGATAATAACGGTCAATATTTGCTCCATCAAGATATTACCGGCAAGTCCGGCACTACTATTTTCGGTGTCCCAGTGCATATTGTGAACGATACCTTGCTTGGCGCCGACGGTGAGGCTCACGCATTTATTGGTGATTTAAAGCGTGGCGTTTTATTTGTTGATCGGCAAGAAGTTTCTTTAGCCTGGATGAAGAGCGAAATTTATGGCCAATATCTTGGCGCAGCTATGCGTTTTGGCGTTTCTAAGGCTGACGAAAATGCCGGTTACTTCTTAACGGTGAGTAAGTGATGGAGGAAATACCTCATCTGATGCTAGTTCAACTGCTAGTGAAGCTTCCTCAACAGCTTCGACAGCATCTAGTGCTGCTTCTTCAACAACTAGCGGTAAATAAATAATTTTTAGTCGCTAATAAATAAACAGTGCCTAGTGGGGCGGCTATATTGGAGGTGATGTCATGGCTGGTATTGATAGTGGTGTCACAGTTGAAAATATGCAGGATTATTTAAACGTTGATGGCGATGAATCTGTTATCCAAAACTTAATTTCAATGGCAGAAAGTGATGTTATCGGAAATATTGATGACACTATACCAGTTGAAACTTATCGGAAATACTATCAATTTAATCAGGCCGTTCGTGTTATGGTTGATTTTATGTATTTTAATCGTGGAAACTTGGGCGTGACATATAGTAGTGGCAACAACGCTTCTCAAGTACCGTATCCGGCGCCTTATTTATATCTGATTAATGGAATTAGATGGAAGATTCGGAGGGATTACAGTGAAAATAGCGGTCAATCGCTTCAATCAAAAAATTAGTTTTGGCACTATTAAAACGGTTGAAAACAATAATACTGGTGATTATGACGAGTCCTTTGTGCCTACTATTTCACTACATTGTGCGTTATACAATCGATCAATTACCCAAAGTTATCAGATCTTAGGAACTTCGTTGGAAGATACAATTGTTGTGGCAATTCGATCCACAAATGAGCTGAGCAAACAGTTACTAGCTAGTTATGATGATGTGGTTTATCAGATTATAGATGTGTCTAAAGATTCAACTGGCAAGCCGGTAGCATATGATCTGTTAACGCTTAAAAAATATGTAAAAAAGGGGTGATATAAATGGAATTAGACGCTCAAATGCAATCATGGCTTCATGGCGTCAGAGATTTAATCCCTAACACGTCCGTAAAATCAGCAATGACAGCTGCTGAAGCGCAAGCATACGCAGAAGTGTTACGTAAAAATACACCACGATCCGACAATGACGATAGCAAGTATGGTCATTTACAAGACAACATTGCGATTCAAAACAGTGATGTAGACGGCATTGTTAATGGTAATACGTTAGCCGGTTTTGGCAAGAAAGCGTATATTGCTAGATTTTTGAATGATGGGACCGTAAAGATGGCAGCAACTCATTTTGTTGACGATTCTAGACGAGAATCTCAGGAAGCAGCCTTTAAAGCCGGTATGGCAGTTTACAAAGCCAAAACGGGTGGTGAATAGTATGCAACTACCTGTAATCCAAGCTGAGAACTTGTTGAAAACGGTCAATTATGACTGGATTGACAATATTTATCGTGGTTGCATTCCTAAAAGTGCCGATAATGCTGGTACAACCACAGATGTTGTTATTACTGAATCAGAAAACGCACCTAACAATTACGCTAATAGTCAGTTCAAACACTGGGCGTTAGGTGTAGAAGTACAAATTTTTTACAAAAAAGCCAATCAAACCGACATTTTGTCAGCAGAAATCGAGCTGGCTAAAATGTTTATTGCAAATGGTTGGCGTGTCGAAAAATCTAAAAATCACACTAAAGACCCAGATACCGGACAGGTAACCAAGGTCTTTTATTTTACCAAAATTGAAATTATTTAAAAGGAGCATTTAATATGTCAAAACATAATATTCTTGATGTCACTTTTGCCTCACTCGATGATAGTGGCGATTTAATTGCAGATGCTACCAAAGGCTTATCTGCTGATGGCATTTACATCGCTGATCATCGTGGTGAAGGCTTTGCTACTGCTAACATCACTGCAATCGAAGCTGCTGGGACACCAGGCTGGGCGAATGGCAAGATTAAGCGAATTGCCTATCCAAAATCAGTCCCATCAATCGAATTGACAGCTTTAGACCTGGACTGGGGAATCAACAATAAGCTACGTGGTTACGTACAAGATACTAAGTCCGGTGCTTGGTTATTGCAAACACCTAAGCCACACATTGCATTAATTATTCGATCACAAGCGTTTGATAATTCTATTTTCTACGAATGTTTTAATAATGTTGAGTTTGTTCAAGAAACGTCAAAAAACGCCACTGATAACAAGGAAGAAAGCGATGATTCAACTGCTTTGATCGGTCAGGCATTAACTCCGCTGAAATCGGATATTTTTGTCAACCCAAATAATGGCCTTCAACAGCCATATATGATTGCTAACTCTGCTGATAAAGGCTTTGACTTAACCAAGTTATACGCAGAAGTATTTGGTGGCTATGTGTTAGCTCCAGGTCCTAAACCGGTCGTGTCGCCCGGTCACTAATTAACAATTAAAAAGCTTCCCTTAACTGGGCGGCCTTTTAATACATAAAAATTCAAATAAAGGGGTACAAATAATTATGAAATTATCACTAAAAATTACAAAGAAGTATTTTGGAATTGCTAAGGCTCAAGATGTCAAGGTAACAATTGGTTTAGAAGACGACGTAGCAAACATTCAGTTAACTATGCTAGAAAGTGGGCTAGATGATGATGCTACTGAAGCTGATTATTTAAAAGAACAATTAAAACTAACTCGTACCATGATGGATTTTGTGCAAAAAGTTGTGAAGTATACCGACAAGCAAATGGAAACGATTAAGGATTCTATTTCTAGTGAAGAACTTGGTCTAGGTGTTGGCATGCTAATTGCAAAAATTGAAGGCGCCACTGATGAAGATGTGTTAAAAGCCGAAGAAGCTAACAAAAAAGCACAAGACAAAGCCCAAGAGTCAAAATAAATCGCCAACATTATCAAATGGAACTGCGTAAAAAGATTGCTGAACTAAAAAATCGTCACGAAGATTTACGGCTACTTGAACAAAACTTGATACAGGAGGGGTTGTTGCCAGACCAAGTCGAGCAACAGTCTTTCGCTTTGTTCATGGAAACATTAGCTGCTCGTGAGAAAAAAGATCGAGAATATATTGATCCGCGTGAAGCAATTATGTCGTCCTACATGCAATGATAATGTTGGCTGGAAGGAGTAACGATAATGGCCAAAGTTCAAAGTGAGATGGCGACACGTATTACAGTTGATTCGATTGGCGCTGTAAAAAGCTACAAAGCTCTAACAAATGCTGTCAAAGCTTCTATGAACGCTTGGAAAGCTAGTGAAGTTCAGTTAAAATCGGCTGGGGATTATCAAGAAGCTGCCAAAGCTAAAGTTGAAGGGTTAACTAAGTCTATTGATTTACAAAAAGGTAAATTAGCAGAATTAAAAGCCCGTCAACAAGACGTTGACAAGTCTACAAAAGAGGGGCAAGAAGCTTATTTTAAGCTTGAAAATCAAATCGCTAGTGCCACCAAACAGTTAGGCAACTATGAGGGACAACTGAAGCGCGCAAAAAGCTCCCTTACTTACTATGTAAGTGGTTTGGCTGATTTGCAAAATAGCTATAAACAGAGTACAGCTTTAAGTAAATCTTATGTCGAACGCCTTGAAGCGGAGGGTAAATCAGCCGAAGCAGGTAAAGCCAAGCTTTCCGGCTTAAAGAAAAGTTACACAAATTTGTATGCCCAGCTTAAGCTGCAAAAAGCTGAATTGGCCAAAGTGGCCAGTGAGAGTGGAGTAGCCTCTGAAAAATATGCCAAGCAAAAAGCCAAGGTTGAAGAAACAACCGCCGCTATGGCTAAACAAAAATCAGAAGTTGCTCAGTTAACAGTAAAGTATGGCACGATGAGTGACAAGATGGCCAAACTGTCAGACAAAGCCACACTTGTTAAAGATAGGTTCAGGACCATCGCAACTGGTTTTAAATCAATAGCAACTGCTGCAAGTGTTGGCATTGCTGGAGTAACAGCAGCCAGCGTTGCTGGTGCTAAAAAAGCTTCTACTTTACAAAATATTTATAAGCAAAACCAAAATTTGTTAGTGACCGGTGGCGATTCAGCTAAATCTGCTATTAAGGCAGTTACTGAAATGCAAAAAGACGGTCAAAAATATTCAGTTAAGTATGGGCTTTCTCAAAAAGAAATCGCTGAGCAATATCAAGATTTAATTAAACGCGGGCACACAGCTAAAGAATCTTTAGCTGTTATGAAGACTGAGTTGCAAGCCAGTGTAGCATCAGGTGATGATTTTCGAGATGTTGTTAAAGTTTCGAGCCAAGTGATTGAAGCTTTTGGTATGAAGACTAATAATACGGGCAAAATGGTTAAAAATACTAAGCGGGTTGTTAACGACTTGGCTTATGCCGCTGACACAACAGCCACGGACTTTTCCAGTTTGGGCAAAGGCATGGAGTATGTTGGTGATTCAGCTAACAATGCTGGTTTTAGTCTTGAGGAAACTAGTGCGGCACTAGGTGAATTAAGTAATCATGGTCTTGAAGCCGATAAAGCCGGTACTGGATTACGTAAAATGATTACAAGTTTAGCTAGTCCTAGCGATAATGCCGTTGGGGCACTTAAAAAAATTGGCATTACTTCAACCAAAGTGTTTCAAAAATCTAACGGCGATTTTAAATCTATGTCAGATATTATGGCAATTATGGAAAAGCATACTAAGAACTTAGGCGGTGCCCAAAAGGCAGCTGTATTTAAAGCAGTGTTTGGAGCAACTGGTATGCAAGCCGCACAAATATTGGCTGTTAACAATAAGGAGCTTTCATCATTAACTGATAAAATAACTAAGGCCGGTAAGGCTGGCGACTATGTCCAAAAACTAGCCAATAAGAACAGTGGTACGGCGCAAATGAATGTCAAACGCTTTAAAGAAGCCGCCGAAGCATTAGAGATTATGATGGGATCCAAGCTATTACCAACCATGACTGAAGCCGCTGATGACATGACAAAAGCTTTTAACAACAAGAGTACACAAAAAGGCTTAATTTTCTTGATTAATGGCGTCAAAGACTTTCTGAACGGTATGCTTAAAGTTATTGAATTTATGGGTAACCATACCAAAACTGTAACTGTCTTTGGGGCAGCTTTAGGGGGAATCTGGGCATTAGCTAAGGTAAACAAGTTTATCAAGCTAATCAAAGAAATGCGGACTAATTTCGGCTTGGTTAATGACACTGTTAAAAGCCAATCGATTGTGAGAACTGTCGAGGCCGAGACTGCTGCTATTAGTGCTCAGAATGATGTATTGGCAACTAATAATGAGTTAGAAAGTGGCGCTGGAGTTCCAGCTGGCGAAACCCGCATGTCCAGGCATGCTAAATCTGCTTCAAATAACCATTCAAGGGGCATAGGCGGGGGATGGGATCTAACAGGCATTAAAAATGTCGAAAAGGAAACTGAAAAAGCCTCCGTCAAAACTTCTCGTTGGGCAAATATCGTCGGCAAGTTTAAGGGCGGTTTTAGTAAGGCGTTTAGCGGTTTAGGGTTTATTGTTGAGCGAGCAGGCACTATCGCAAGTGCAGCCATTGAAGGATGGGATTTAGCTTCTAGTGTTGTTAACACTTTTAAAAAACCAAGTGCTAAAAATAAGATTTCATTAGAATCAAAGGCCACAGGTGCTCTGATTGGCGCAGGAATTGGTGGAATCTTAGGTGGCCCTGGAGGTGCAGTTATTGGCAGCGCAATCGGTGAGCAGATTAGCAGTTCCGAAACTGTACAAAAAGTCATCAAAGCCACTCACAGCCTTTTTGCAAAAGTGCGGAAGGATTATACAGCTCAAAAAGGAACCGAATATGCCGTACTTGGTACAGTTAGGACATCATCTAGCGCAACTAAGCGTCAATATGAGGATTCTAAGGTACGTTCCAATTCAAATATGACCAGTATTAGTGAGTTCCAAAAAGCCGCTAAGTCTGGTGGCGACGATGGCTTTGACTTTATTGTTAAAAGGATAAAGAAGAGTTTGAATAGTTTGCCAAGTTCGGCATTCAAAGCTGGTAAAGATACCGCTAAAAAGCTTAAATCAGCATTTTCGAAGACTAATTTAAACTTTGGTAAACTTGAGTTCGCAGTTGATAACAAGAGCCTTAGCAAAGCTATGAAAGATAGTAAAGCCGGATATAAGGCAATCACTGACACAGTGGTCAATTATGCTAAGAAAAATGAAGGCAAGTCTAAGAAAACACTCCAATCTTGGGTTAAGTCAGGCTTGATGTCAAAGCAAGACGCCAACACAGCCTTAGCTAATGAGAAGCGTTACTATAATGGCCGAATTAGAAGTGCTAAAAGTAGTGTATCTAAGCTAGAAAATGTTGATAAACAATATTATAAGTCAGCTAAGCAAGAAAATACTATGCACAGTAAGGCCATGACCGGCATTCATAAGCAATATGATTCAACTATTACTAGGTTAGAGCGCACTCGAAATAAAGATATAAACAGACTTACTCAAGGCTATTATGTTAAGTACAAAGGGCAGTATTTATCAGGCCAATCTGGTATTGCTAAAATCAATAGGATTTATGGCAAAAAAATTAAGAATCAAGAAAAAGAAAAAGATTCTGCTATTAAAGGTGAAAACAAACGCCATCAAAATGCTTTAACTGCCGATTCTAATGCAGCTTTTAAACGCCGTTTGAGGCTACTGTCAAATGCCGAAGCTAAGACGGATTTGGTAATACGGAATGGTAGTAGTAAGCAAAAATCTATTTTAAGTTCCTTATCTAAATCTTCTGGAAAAATCAGTGAAAAGCAAGCTGATAAGCTGGTTAATGAAGCATATCGTACCTATAGGGGCGTGGTCAGACATGCTAATAATACTTACAAAGGCGCAAAAAATGCGGCTACTAAGAAGTATAAGTCTACCGTAGCTGCTGCACAAACAGAGTATTATCAAAATCACAGTATTTCTAAGAAACAAATGAATAGAATTGTGGGTAATGCTACCACACAATACAAAGATACAGTTAAGCAAGCTAAAAACCAACGAGATGATACGACACGTCATGCTAAACAGCAGTACACTAATGTTACTAAGCAGGCTTCTAAACAAATGAAAGACCACGGTTATTACGTTGATAAAGAAACAGGTCACGTTAAATCAAAGTGGTCAACTCTCGGTGGGTCATTAAGCGAGATATGGGGTGGCATTAAGTCAGGGTTCAATTCTTTGTTATCACTGTTCGGTGCTAAGAGTAGTGGTGGCGGATCTGGACACAGGTCATCACATTCATCAAGTGGAAGAGCTAGAGGCAAATCTGGTGACATGGGTCGTCGGATTGAAGCCAATGCCATAGGTGGTAAAGTCCGCAATGGGATGGCACTGGTTGGTGAAGCTGGTGCTGAGCTAGCTTACGAGCCATATAGTGGTACAGCAAGGATTCTAGGTGAAAATGGGCCTGAAATAGCTAAGGTGTCCAGAAGTGAGATAATTTTGCCAGCTGACAAAACTCAACAAGTTTTATCAGGTTCTTATGGGAAAGGCCAGACACTTCCCGGATATGCTACCGGCTTTTTAGGAGAAGCCGAAAAACTTGCTAAATCAACTGTTAACATCGGTGAAGCAGCACTAGATAAAATTTCCAGTATGGTTTCAGCGCCAGTCAAGTGGGTTGAAAAAAATATTTTGGGAAAAATCAAGTGGCCGGGATTTAATGATAGCTGGACGCTTAAAGGAGCAACTGCCATTAAAGATGCAACGGTTGATAAGGTTAAGGATTTTGTCAAAAATTTAGCAGATAAATTTGGTGATTTTGGAGCCATTGGAAATGTCAAACTTGGCGGTAGCGTTGCTTCACGTGCTCGTGCGTTAGCTAAAGCATTCAAACAGGCATATCCTGCTTCTAACAACGGTGGTATCGCTGGTATCTTAGGTAACTGGATTCAAGAATCTAATTTGAGTCCCTCTGCCGTCAATGCTAGTGACCACGGTACTGGTCTAGGGCAATGGACGTTCACTCGCGAAACTGGATTAAGGAATTGGTTGAGAAGACATGGTTACGCATGGAACTCTGCCGCTGGTCAAATTGGCTACGCCTTGAATGAACCTGGCACAAATGGAATGTTAAAGGCTGTATTGAGAATGACAAATCCTACTGCCGCGGCTCAAAAGTTCTTTGCAACTTGGGAGTCTGGTGGTAACATGGACGCTTCTGGTGGTGCTCGTTTGAGCAATGCCTCTGCTGTATTCCGTTATATTAAAGGCATGGAAAATGGAGGATTGGTTGATAAAGATCAAATAATCAGAATTGCTGAACATAACAAGCCTGAAATGGTGCTTCCGTTGACTAATAAAAGTCGGGCTAACCAGTTAATCACACAGGCTAGTCAAGTTGTAAATGGCGATACTAGCACGCAGGTTGCGTCTAATAGCAGTGAAAGTAATGAGAAGCTTGATAAACTAATTGGCTTAATGTCCGCCATCTTAGGCAACATGGGTAATGTTCAAGCAGTCATTGCTAAATCTGACGTGGTTAATGCCGTTAAATCGGATAGTAAAACAGCTTCACAATATTCACAAATGATGGGGTACTAATATCCCAGTCAATCAAAGGGTTGTCCTTAATTGGGCGCCCTTTTTACATAGCTAAACTTAAAAAGGAGGTTAAATCGTGACCTTACAACGAGATGATTTTGAATATGCTGGCTTGAATAGCCGAGACGATTTACAGGTTGAAATGGGTAACGTGGTATTACCTAGTGCACCGGCCATGGCTGAACAGGTGACTGATATACCGGCCATGTATGGTAATCAATTTAATGGCACGGACTTTACTAGTCGGACGATTAGCATTCCAGTGTCAATCTACTGTGCTGATAACCAAGACAGATTTAATCAGATAATGCACAACTTAAGCGGTCTGCTACTAAGCGATGATCCCAGTGATAATGGTAAAGAGTACCCATTAGTATTTGGCTTTGAACCCAAGGTGACATATTGGGGGCATATTACCGCAATTAGTGACCCAGCCCCGATTAACACTGGTATGTATGACATGACACTAACCATTACCTTTGTGCAATCCGACCCACGGGCAACCTTACCACAGGTTGAAACACCATTAAAAAACGGCTTAAATACAATCACTGTTGATGGCACTGCTAGAACAGAGCCAGTTATTCAAGTCGTGCCTAAACGAGATTTAAAGTATATTGGCTTTACCTTAAATGGTGGTCAATTTGGTTTAGGGCCTGAGTCACCGGAAGACCAAGCCACTGCGGTTCAACCTTATACTAAAGTTGTTGATGACCCGCTAGGAACTATGGCAATGTGGACAAATGATGCCAACGCAATTAGTAATATGAAGACTAGTGAAACGTACACGTATCAAGGCCACAGTGCAATTAAGACTTCAACTAATGTAATGCGGCCAGGTTTAAATAGCAATGGATATGACTTTGGGCCAATACCCACAACTGGGGAAGACCGCTGGTATGGACCGGCATATCGGTATACCGGAATGACACAATCACTGACTGACTGGCGAGTACGAACTGGTATCCATCAATTTAAGTACAGTGGTACTCATAATGGCCGTGCAATGGGACGTGTCGAAGTCTTACTATTAGACCCTAACGGTAGCACTATTGGACGCTTTAGCATATGTGACCTAGCCTATGGTGCAAAACCCAGGGTTTTACTTCAAATGTGTGAGCCTGGTTCAACATTAGAACATGGTGACCGCTATACTAACTTTTACTACGGCTCAGGGCCATCAGGTTCTTTTACGAACAAGCCCGACCAGAAAATTAAAATCAAAACTGGCACGACAACCAAAACTGTCACTAAATATGGTCGTTCCAGAAGAGGAAAAGTAACTAAACGAACCATTAAAAAAAGGGTAGATACCTATACAAACGTGGTCAATAAAAGGGAGGAATCCGCACTTTCAGGTGCTTGGCTAATGTTGGATATCACTAAACGGGGACAGGTATTTACTTGGAGTATCACCCAGTATTCGACTAGAACAGGCCGACCATTCCTTAGCCCTCATATTCACATGTTAATGCACGGAACCTATGTTGATACTCAAAATAAGTATCAGACAGCTTTAGGCGGGATTGGGTCTGTCTTTCTAAAGCACCCAATTACAGAAGATATTCATAAAGTTGCCTATCGGAATCCATTTATGTCAATGACTGACCTTCAAATATGGAAAGTCAATAAAGTTGATGCAACAAAGCCAACTTATATTGCTGGCGCCGGTGAAGAAATTGTCATGGACTGTGAGACTGATACGATTACTGTAAATGGCAAGCTAGTTTCACCGGTTTGGTCAACCGACTTTCCTAAGTTAAAACCGGGCGTTAATGGCTTGTCGATGATTGGTGACCTAGATGATGCTCAAATGACCCTGAAATATCTACCAAGAATACTATAACAATACTAAAGGCTTCCCAATTAAGGGTGGCCTTTTTACATAACTAAATCAAGGAGGCTAACAAATGGCATTAAATAGTCAATATTTAATCCTAGACCAAGAATTAAGGCGGATTGGTACCCTGACCGTTGATGGTGCTACTAAGTTCTCTAATGACAGTATTAAGCTACAACTAGCCGATGCCGACACGACCAGCACTAGCTATGACGATGATGCTAATGTGGGAACTAAAGACAGTTATACCGGCACGATTAATCTAAATGCCCAGTCTAAGAAGTTCGACCATCAAGGTTCATTAGACGTGCTTCAAGGCCAGCCTGATTCAGACAAAGTAGTTGCTGGTAACAACCTAGCTTATTATGATTCCTTGTCGGGCCATTGGTATGTCATGCGCATATACAGCGTGGAAGAAAGCAATACAGCCGCTACTAAGCATGTCACAACCGCTAACTTTACTAATCTATGCTTATACACACTAGCTCATCATTACCCAGTGGCAATTACGGCTAGTACTAGTTCAATTCAGACGGCTTTTAATCAGTGCTTTAACGCCACTGGTTGGACACTAGACTATCAGACTACTAACGTGATGACTCCATCAATTGCCATTGACGGCAAGACGAAAGCAAGTACGCTGATTCAGACGCTAATCCAGACCTATAACGTTGAGATTGACCCTTATGTTGAGATTGATAGCCAAGGTAATATCACTAAAAAGGTGTGTGTCATTACTGACCAACTTAATGCTGATGTGGTCTATAACGAAGCGGTATTCGGTAAGAATATGACTAGCTTAAAGCGAACAACGGTGTCAAACCCAATCACTAAGCTTATCCCTTATGGTGCTAACGGCAACACAATTGAGATGGTTAACGATGGTAAGCCTTACATTGTTGATGATGCCGCTAATCAAAAATATAATCCTGACTGGCAATCTGGTTTGTACTATGAGGGGGTTGTTACAGCTAACTCGATTGAAGACTCTTCCGGAGTTAAAGCCTGGGCTGAGGAAATGTTGCAATTGTATAATCACCCGCGGACGTATTATGAGGTTAATGTAACGTCTAAATTTAACCCGCCATTAGGTGCCACGATTAGGTTTAAAGATGAGTTAATCAAGCCGGCGTTAGATGCCAGTGGCCGAGTTATTCAACGCACTATTAGTAAGGCTAACCCTTATGGCAATACAGTTGGTTTTGGTGAATATGTCACAGTACCAGTTGCAACACCAGCCTGGATGCAAGGCTATCAAAGTGCTATTAATAGTGCCATTGAAAAGGCAAGGGAGGACGCTAGCTCAGTAAAACCGGTGGCCTTAACTCCTGATGGAAATAACTTCACCGATACTACCCAGACTAAGCGGTTAATTTTGCAAGCTTGGGAAGGCAATACTAATATTTCAGCCTATATTGATAACAAGGGGTTTATTTGGCACCGTTATAATACTGACGGCACCCTTGATACTAGTTTCAATCAAACTGGCTATTTAGTACAAGCAGCACACAGTTCCGTTGGCACGTTACGTGGGACTATTGAGACCAGTTATATTCAAGATGAACCGGAGATTAAGTTACAAACTAGTGCTATTCGTAATTTGGGTAGTTTTAACCCAGACGACAGTACACTAGGAGTAACTGATGCGGCACAATATATGTGCCCTTTGAGCAACGGTCAGTATATAACTAGCCGGGCGGTCAATCAAAGGACAACCGGCGATGTCATGTTTGTCTTGCATGACACTAATTTTAAGCCGATTAGTAAGATGATTGTTTCGCATGGTGGGCATGGATCTAGCTTTTCAATCGAAGAGGTAGATGGGGCTATTTACATTTGGTCCGCAACCAAGCCTAATTTAAACGTTAACGAATATGCAATTAGTCGTATACCATACCTTGCTAATGTGACCCTAGGCAATGATGATAATCGCATTACACGTTATTGCACTGTCAATCGTTATATAAGAGTAAGTGTTGATTTCAAACATGGGTACGTACTGTGTGGCTACGATAATGGTAAACATGATGTGCTACGACTCGATGAAATTAAACAAGGCAATTATAATGTGCTATATAGTTTTAATGTTGCCAACTATGGGTTTGACTGGAACCGGCAAACTTACCAATCACAAGGAATTGACTTTCCATATGTGTACTTTCACTCAGGTGGTTACAACATGAAAGATCCTCGTATGGTGTATGCAGTTAATGTTGTTCATGGCGGGCAAGAATTCGCCTCTAACTATTTACTGGATATGAATTTAGGGTTAACCGATGATGTTATCGAACCTGAAACATGCAACATTATCTATAGTAAGACTAACCAGCCGGAACTATTGGTTACTTTCAGTTGTAAATATCAAGGTGCTTACTTAGAACGTGTCTTTGTAATACCAATTAAGGAACGTTTGCCAATGGCTACGAAAGGGGGTGAATAAAATGGCTGAATCTAATGCAACGCAGGTCATTCTAACCGATGATGGCCTCAAAATTATCAAAGCACAAAATACAGCTGATAATGCTGCTAGCGGGATAACGAACTTAAATGACCCCAACTTAATGTCTGTGATCGAAAAGCAAAACAACATTGGTCAGTTCGCTGGTTTAACGTCTCAATATAGTGTTCTCGTACAGAACGCTAAAGATGATGGGATTGACACAACTGCTGTAACTGCGGCGTACAATAACTTAAACGGATTCATGGCTGGTGTTCTAGCAGACCCTGATCATGCTAGTGATGTTGACCGTGTAACATATAAGAGATATCAAGATGCTTATAATGAAGAATTAGCAAAGCTTCAAAATGCCCTACAAAACAACACAAACAATAAATTCACCAGTGCCGCCAGTGCTACAAGTCAAGCGGCCTCAACTGCTAATACCGCTAAATCAGCCGCAGATAGTACCTACAATTATGCTAACTCTGAAATAGCAGTCCAGTCTACAGCTACTGCTAAAGCTCAAAGCAGAGCTGATGACGCCTTTAACCAAGCTCAAGCAGTTGGTAAGCACGCTGATTCAGAGATAGCCGCACAGTCTAATGCTACCGTTAAAGCTCAAAATACAGCTGATAATGCGTTTAGTAAAGCGACTACAGCAATAGATAATGGCAAAGTAACCAGTCAAACAGTGACAGACCTAAAAGGTGGTTCCAAGTTAACAATTGCTGAACTAGAGAATGGACTAGCTAAAAAGGTTGCTAACTCAGACTATGCTAGCTACAAGGTTCAGACAGCTAGTCAGATAGCCCAGAAAGTTGATAATGGTGCTTTCTCAGCTTACCAACAAACTACAGCTAACTTGATTTCCAGTAAAGTAGCTACTAAGGACTTCTCAGCTTATCAAGCTACAACTGCTAAGGCAATTGAGAGCAAGGTTGAATCTAATGATTTTAACACGTACAAAACACAGACTGCTAACTTGATTAATGACAAAGTTTCTAGTGCAAAGTATACGTCAGACAAGACACAAACCGCTAACTTGATTGCCGAAAAGGTAGCTACTAAGGACTTCTCAACTTACAAGACACAAACCGCTAACTTGATTGCCGAAAAGGTAGCTACTAAGGACTTCTCAACTTACAAGACACAAACTGCTAACTTGATTTCTGAAAAGGTGGCCACCAAGGACTTCTCAGCCTACAAAGATACAACTGCTAAAGCAATATCTAGTAAGGTTGAATCTAAAGATTTTAATACCTACAAGACACAGACTACCAATATGATTAGTCAAACTGTTACGAACGCTATTAGTAATATCAGTATCGGTGGTACTAACCTAATTGCCAACAGTGCCAATACAGTGACTATTAATGGCGATGCAGAGCACTATAAGATTATATATTATAATCTCACTCCGGGCACATGGACATTTAGCTCAAGCGCTAAATATACTCAAGGGTCGGCAACGGCTGTATCAGTGGTGGTCTATGATGCCGGACACAAGAATTGGATTATCGGAAATGATACTGTAAACATAGTTAATGGCAGATTAACAACAACTTTCACCATTACTGATTCTGTGGCCAAGGAACTACTTGTATACGCTGGCAACAACGGATATGGCTCAACAGTTGGAAATATATTGCAACTTGACCACTATCAACTTGAAAAAGGTAATAAAGCAACCGATTGGTCTCCTGCACCAGAAGACCTAGCTACGCAGTCTGAATTCACACAGTTAAGCGGTGATATTAACCTTAGGGTAACTAAAAAGGACTTGCTTGACCAGATTAATATCCAAGCCGGTTATACCTTAATTTCATCTAGCGGTCAACTGACATTATCTGGTAAAAATATCTATTTTGATTCGGTTAACCCCGTAATGATTCCTAGCGCTAATATCGACAGGCTCCTAGTTGGTAAGCAACTGACAGCGGCCGACATTTCAGCTAACACATTTAGTACCAACAATGGAACGTTTATGGTAGACAAAAATGGCGCAATAACAGCTAAGAACATGACGCTTATTGGTGGTACATTATCCTCACCAACAATCAATGCTAGTACGATTAATGGTTCAACCATCAACGGGACAACGTTTCATGGTGGTGATATTATTAATAACGCCAATAATACGTCTAAACTCTATCCAACAACAATGTCTAGTGATGGTCATATCTATACGACGCGGTTTAGTTCTATTGACGCTATGCAGACAGATTTGTCAACTGGGTCATTAACAACAAAATATCGTAACTTCAACACAACAGACCCAAATAACCGATATGAAGCGTATAATACCACGATACAAGCTAACCAGATTTCATTGTTTGCAGGATACACGGATGGAAAAGATTCGTCGTTCACACGGCCGTTCAATACTAACAAGCGAGCTGGAGATGGATATGTATTATTAAGTCCAGTTAATGGTATTACGTTTCATGGTGACAATCAACAAATCACCTTTAATGGTACCTCTGGTGATGTTGCGCCTAAAGGTATAATCATTACGCCCTACGGCAATATCAACCCTGTTGGTACACAGAATATCTGGTATGTCGGCAATGGCCCAGCTATGAAGACAGCCAGTTTTGGTATTGATGGCTCAGGTGCTAATAACATTAAATTCAATCGTTCTTTAGATATTGGCAATTTTAACATAGGTACCTATCACACGATTACCAGTTCCGATGGCGGCCCAATTCATTTCAATCGTGCTAATGGCAACTCTGTCGACATCTATGCTGATACGGTTCATTATAAGAGCCTAGTTAAACAGTCACTATTAAGTGTTAAGAAGGACGTTCGAAAGGCTGACACAGCTTATTGGTCACAGCTAATTAACTCAATCGACTTAGCCACTTATCAGTACAAGACTGACGATAATACTAGTCATTTGCGATTATCTAGCATTGTTGACGACGTTAATGTAACAAAACAGTGGCAATTGCCAGACGTATTTATTAGTCGTGATGAAAACGGCAGGTTAAATGGGGTGGATGACAGTGTGCTACTGAACGCCACTTTAGCGACTGTGCAGGAACAACAGAAAGAAATTGACCAACTAAATGGTCATAACATGGAATTGGAAGCTAGATTAAACAAATTGGAGGCCAAATTTTAAATGGATAGTATTTTAATCACGAATTATAAACCAGATTACACGAACAACATCATGACTATTAGCATTCAAATTAACACGCTGGGTATCAGCTCACAGGTCAGCATTACCATGGATGAATTTAACGCTGCTATTGCTGGTGGTGCTGGGGGTACTGATAGGGTTAAATTGAAGGTGTTAAACACACTGATTGACAGTCTGACCGCTTTAAAGCCAATTACCACGACTTCGACAACGACCACTAAGGAGGCTTAAATTATGAATATTGATGCACAGGCTTTGATTAACAAGCTGACGAGTAACTATGCCCAAGCGATTGCCCTTAAAGACCAGCAATTAGCGATGGCACAAGTTCAAATTGACCAGCTTAATGCCAAGTTGGCTGAAAAGGAGGCACCTAAAGATGGCAAAAACGCTTAGTTTTACTGATACTTCACCACAGACGGTTAAAATTGGCGATACCACCACTAGCTTTACACTAGTATGTGGCAATGATAATGAGGCCACTGACTTAACTAGCGCCACTTCAATTACTGTTAAACTGGGCAATGACGGTGGTTATCTCAAATCTGCCACAGTTGACCCAGCTAAGTTAACAGACCCAACGACTGGTCAGATTGTGCTAGCTTTAACAGCGGATTTAATGATCGGCTTAACAGCGGGAGATTATCAGCTAGAAGTATGGGTGGTTGATAGTACCGGGACGTCAATTTACCCGAGTGAGTCAGCGTTACAGTTCCAAATTAATAATAGTCTTGAATAGGAGGTAGACAATTGAAACTCAAAAATAAACTAGTATTAACGGGAGCGGCCACAATGGCAGCTCTTTTTTTAGGGCTAAATGCTAACGCTGCCCGTATGGATATGGTCGATGTGTCAAACAATAACGGCTACATGTCAACGGCAGAGTATGTTTCCATGCGTAATGAGTTCGGCGTTAAGGCTGTTACGGTCAAGATTAGTGAAGGTGGTACGTATAAGGATCCGTATGCTGCCAGTAACATTGCAAACGTCCAAGCAGCGGGAATGTATATCAATGGTTACCACTTTGCTCGCTATGCCACTAAGGCACAAGCAATCGCCGAAGCTGATTTTGCCGGGCAAACGGCTAAAGCAGCGGGACTACCAATTGGTGCGGTACTAGCAACTGACGTAGAATCACAGGAAGCCAATAACCAGTCCAAAACGACCAATGACCGCAATAATGCCGCGTTCATGCAAGAGATTCAAAAATTTGGTTATCGGGCCGACATTTATACGTCTGGATCATGGGCTAATAACAAGATGACCATCAAGGGCAAAACTGGATGGATTGCTGGCTATCCGTTTGTACCGGCTGGCAAGAAATGGTATACGAATAACAATGCTTGGCAATGGTCAGGGTCAGCCCATTTTCGGATTAGTTACGGTGGCTTTGACGTCAGTCAACTTTATACCGATTATTACACAGCCGGTCAGAAATCAACGGTCAAGCCGACTAATAAGGCTGCAGTTAAGGCCAACAATCGAAAAGCAAACAAACACACTTACCAGCCGTGTGCTTCGGCTAAGTGGATCAAGGAAAAGAAGATCTACACACTCAAGACGGCGGTTAAGCTACGCGCTGGCGTGTCAACGTCATCAAATGCGATTGCTATTTTGCCAGCTGGAACCACGGTAAAGACCGACCAAGCTATCATTAAAAGTGGCTATCGCTGGGTACGTCAGCCACGATTTTATGGTTATGGTTATTTAGCAACTGGCCCAGCAAGCAATACGCTGGAATATGTAAAGAGTGGTGCTTATCACACGTACTACACAGTCAAGTCCGGCGACAGCTGGTGGACAATCGCACAACGCAATGGCCTGAGCATGACTACACTAGCTAGCCAGAACGGCAAGACGATTTACACTACTATCTATCCCGGCCAGCGATTGGTGGTGCGGTAATGGCACAATACGACGATACAACTAAGTTATTAATGGATATTCAAAAGGATGTGGCCGCCACCAAAACAAAAGTTGAGAACATTGAAGACAAGCTTAATGAAGTTGACGATATTGGCTGCAAAGCTGACAAGGCCCTAGCTAAATCAATTGAGGTCGAACATGAGATAGGACGGGTTACTCAAATACAGAATTGGGTTATCGGTTTCCTAGTTAGTGGCATGCTTGTCGCGTTGCTAGTATATGTTGCAGAGAAGTTTTTATAGGAGGTAAAATATGATTAAAAAAATTAGTTTCAAGAATGCTGACGGAAGCTTAAATGGTAAGCTGATTGCTGGAATTATTTCCTTATTGATCGTTTTAATTCAACAAGTCTTTGCCATGTTTGGCATTAAGTTTACTGGTGACTGGTCAGCCATTGTTGCCGTTATTAACACAGTATTAACGATCCTTGGTATGCTGGGCGTTATTACTGACGTTCAAACAGTGACAGTACCAACGGTTAAAAGTGACGAGGAAAGTCAAGTCGAAGCAGCAGCTAATAAAGTCGCTGACGAAGCGCAAACACCAACGTCCACAGTTGCTGTAGTGAATAGTTCTGCATCATCTGACACTGAAACGGCGTCAGAATCCGCCTCACAAGCAGCAAAATAGTGCTATAATATAGATACTTCGTAAACTTACTATTTCCCCTGCGTTTCGGCGTGGGGGATTTTTTTAATAACTAATATTCAAAAGTATACATTTATGTCTTAAAGACAAATAAAGACAAATTTTTGAAATTAGTAGTGTTTTTTAGTACAAATGAAAAAAGCTTGAATGCCGTTAAATCAACGTTTAACAGAATCCAAGCTTCATCTAGTTTACCAAATTATGCCCCAGGCAGGATTCGAACCTGTACATTGTTTCCAATACAGCGACCTGAACGCTGCGCGTCTGCCAGTTCCGCCACTGGGGCAGTTGCTTTAACAACAATATCCATTATAGCGAAAAGTAACAAAAAAATAAACCTTTTTCTATATTTATGCAGTTGATATTAATTGTAATTGCAAATTGGTTGCTTAGTTACTGGGGCTGGCCTTAATTAGCATGGAATAACTGTACGCCGAAATACTGAAATTACTACCGGCAAAAAATGCATCCAAAAAGTCACCCATCCCAGCAGGTTCAACGACACTGCTTGAATGGGTGACAACTTGTCGGTTTATTAATTTGCTTGTTTGGTCGTGATACTACCATCTAAATAAACAAAGTAACTATTCAGATAATGCCCCCGGCCGCCATTAGCCGTTTTCTGATAAGCATCGACCTGATAATAGTGGTGGCCGTGTGCATCTTGATTGGCAGTTGGTACGACACCAAAGGTTTGTTGCTTGGGATCGTTGAGCACTTGCCCGACGGCGGCCACTGCACTAGTTGCGCTAGTGATATGGTCGTCAGCAGCTTGATAATGGTCACCAGATTGCTTCTTAGCACTAGCATCAGCCGCTGCATTGGCACGACTAGTTTGCTCCGCGCGGTTAGCGGCTGCAACTGAGTTCGCTTGCTTAGTGGAAATACTTGGCTCAGCTTGGGAAGTGCAGCCTGCTAAAAGGAATAGGGCGCAGAAACTGATTAAAATTGCCCGGGTCACGTTCGGACCTCCTTATTTCGTTTGTTCTTGGGACAAGCTCGGATAAGGGGCTTGTCGGATGATGTTCGAATCAACGATGGTCATCACACCGATTGACAGAAGTAACAGGATCACTAAGATTAATTTTTTCATTAAAATAACCTCACTTGATAACGGTGATTGACCTATTTCCAGTTAGGGACCCAAATGACGCGGTCAATTTGTTCAGGAATGACCGTAATCTTGGACCCAGTCTGTGGCCCAGCTTGGACGTCGATCAAATATGAGATCGGACCAGCATCGACTTCAACAATCGAGCCACGTTGACCGTCGACTGTGTCGACTAAACTATACAATGGAATCTCATCATTGCTGATTTCCATTTCATATAAGGTGAATTGGAGGAAGTAGGACTTTTTACCGGTCTTGATTTTTAAGGGGGTGTCAATGGCACCGTAATCGGGAAGGGCCCGATTTTGAGCGTTGGGATCATTCAGGTACTGCATTTCATCGACAGCATCGATCGCCATCTTCCATTCACCACCAGTTAAATTAGTTTTGGAGGAGAGGGTCATGACCGAGTTAGCGTAAATGTCGATCACGTTGAAGGCTTCGTCGACCTGCTTTTTCGGCAGATAGCCGATGGTATAGCCATGCTCCGCAACTTTTAGTTCAACCCGTACGGATCGCTCAGCACCATCAACTTCTTCAACTAACTGAATTTCACCGATGTTAGCGTTAGCGTCGACACGGTACTTCTTGGCATAGAGATAATCTGCTTTCAGACCAGAATCATTATAGCCACCATAAGGTTTAAAGTAACCTCGGGCACTCGCATCGGCCAGCGCGGCTTCAAATTCTTTTTGGTAGTAATCTAAACCAATGACGTATGAGCGGAAAATTGCACGCGAATTAGCGTTGATCCGGCGCGTCTGAGGAACCGCCACCGGATGGGGAACGGCTTGATTCAAGCGATTCCGAAAACCGTTATTTTGAGTCTGCAACTTGGTAATTTGACGGTCTTGTTCCTGATTGGTCAAAGTTTGATGAACGAGGCGCTGCCGAATTGATTTAAGCAACGCGGCCTGTTTATCCGCCGCCTGATTGACATGGTGGAGATGGACTAACACCGCAATTAAGATAATGATTAAAATTAGACAGGCTAAGATCAGCCCGGCAATAAATAAATAAGTTCTCATAAATAATTCACTCCAAAAAGAATTGCAGATTAGTTTAAGTATAAGCGACCAGCCCACTAAGCGCCAATTTAACGGCTGAGCTTGTCAGGGGGCCGATAACAAGGTATGATATTGCTATTGTATAATATTTTTGAGCTAGAAGAAACGGTGGCGAACGGCGTGCAGTGGTTGATTAAAATCTACCATCAATATCAATATTTTTGGAAATACGCACTGTTTGGCTTTATGGCCGCGCTGGTGAACGTCTTGGTATTCTGGGTGCTACACTCAGTCTTGGCGGAACACTATTTATTTTCCAACACAATCGCATGGGTGCTAGCAACTTTGTTTAGTTTTTTTACCAACAAAGCGGTGGTCTTTCAGTCCAAATCGCAAGACTTTTGGCACTGGTGTCGCGAGTTCATTAGTTTCATGTTGACACGAGGCTTATCATATTTTTTCGATACTTTCCTCATGTTCGTCGGCATTTCGTTGTTGTTCTGGGCACCCCTACTTGTTAAAATCATCGACCAGGTTCTCGTGGGACTCTTTAACTATGGGACGTCGCGGCTGATTTTTATGGAAAGCAACCAGAAAATGCGAATGCGCCAGCAAATCATGAAACGTTTGAGTGATCGTAACAATTAATTGGCATCAGGCAAGCAAGTCGTCCCCTAACGGACGACTTGTTTTTTTTGATAGCATCACTTTGGATCGTTAGGCAGTAATTTCAACGACATTGATGGTTTAAATCAAGTTTCCCGTCAATTGCCAGTGCAAGCCGATGCCACAAATAATCGTTAGTAAGGTGCCGCAGACGAGTAGGGTGACAAGTCCAGAGTTCAAATGACTTTCCTGCTTGCGGGCAAAGGCCACTTCAATGAGGCCAATCGTGCCAAGACCGAGTATCACTTTTAGCAAGGTCAACCACCAGTTGCCTGATAAGGTTCTGATTGCCAAGGCCACCCCAGTGATGATAATTAGCAGGTACCCGATGCGACTAAGAATCAAAAAGCGATTGGCTGATTTGACTGAGTGACGACTGAGACCAATCGCAACCGTCAGCATGAGCCATAGCCAACCAATAATGTGCCCTAATAAGTACAT